TGCTGACTTCATGGCTTCGGCAGCCACGTCACCTAGCATTTCATCAACTTCTTTCTTGGCGCCAGCAATCTTGTCGGCAAAAGTAATCTTGTCTTTTGGTGGTGCCAAGGCAGCAAAACTTTTGGCCTTGGCAGGATTCATTTTTTCTTTGATAGGATGTTCTTTACCCAGACGTTGTTGAGCACGTTTTAATCCTTCAGGACTTGTGGGGCTCTGTGTGCGCTCTTTTTCTAGATCTTGCAGGGTCATTCTATTGCCTGGGCGATTCACTGCAGGGATCTGACTCTTGTCTGGGCCTGCTTGATATGCACCTTCGTCTACTTCTGTGTTGTCATATTTGTCGTACTTGGCACGAACAGGATCCAGCGCCTTGCCTTCGCGGCCAGCTTTGGCCAAGGCTTCCATGCCTTGTTTGCCATACTTTTCATAGCCCTTGGCAGCACGACTCATGTCACGCTCGTTAAGTTGTTTTGTTTCTGGTGCGTCGTTAACAGCAGCCAGGCGTTTGTTTAAGTCATAGAAAAATGTCATTGTATTATCCTCTTGGTTTGGCGCCAGTTGCTGGCTTGGGTTGTCTCTTGATGTTGGTCATTGGGCTGGTTGTGCCCATTGGCAAATCATTTGTGGTACGTGCAGACGGAGTTTTACCACCGGCTACTGTAAATTTTGTACGATAGGCATTCTTGACCACGTCGTGATCGTAAGGACCAGTTGCGTAGTCTTTCTTCAAGGCCTTTTGCTCACGATCTGGAGCAGGGTAATCTGGATCATCCAACAAATCGTTGTTTTCGTCTTCGATCTTTTTACTCTCAGCACCAAGACTTTCGTCATGTGCTAGGGTACCCATGACAATGCGGTTTTCATCCAGGCCAGCTAATCTGGCAATTTGTTTGATTTGTGGCTCAATGGCTGGATATCTGAATTCAACATCCACAATGGTCAGAGACTCATTGGGATATGCTGGAAAGTCGGGAATTTGCTTGCGCACCGGGGTGGTCTTGGGTTCAGACATCTTTACGACATCAAACTGATCCAGCTTGTCTTTGAATGTTTTCAAAAATCCAGCTGGTAGATCACCAGCTACCTTGATACGGTAGTTGTAAGTACGTTCGCTTTCGGCCAAGTATTTTGCGAAGTTTTTCATTGTCAGGTTCCTGTTGTATATTTATGTTTTCTTGTTGTCTTTGAGCAAACGCTCCAGCAAATCATTGCGGCTCAAAACCATGCCTTGTGCAGTTTGTGTAACGCCTGTATTGGGGTCTTCAGGTTGGCTTTGGTCCAGTTTTGCTTTTTTAAGTTGCAAGTCAATCATTTTGAGTTTTTTGTCTAGCTTGGCTGTTTTGGCTGTGATTGCATGACCCAACATGTTTGAAGCTACACTGAAGATTTCACTAGCAAATCTTGAATCAACCTGCATGCCCAGGTCCATGAGATCTTTGTAGCTGCCTTTGGCTAGGTCTGCAAGATCGTCCATTTCAATGTCTGTGGCATCTAGCCCGCGCACAGCCGGCAGAGCTTCGTCTATCTTGTCAATGGTTTCATCTAGTGCTGCCAGAGTTTCACGATTGGCTGGCAAAGTTGGAATAGCAGAGTCAATCTCTTGCTCTGTGGGAGGCAAATCAAAAAGTTCTTCTAGTTTACGAGTCATACCCTATTTATAGGGTCATCCTCGACCGTTGTGGAACATTTGGTCTTCTGTGATTACTCTGAATGTGATGCCCTGGCGCTGGCACCATTTTTGGGCTGCTGCCCATTTGGCATAGTTGATGGCTACTACGGCACGGTCTCGGCTGCTCATTTTTGACTCGACCACGCTTTGCTTTTTGGGTTTGATTTCTACCAGTTCTGCTCGCATTGTATTGTTGCGGGTGCGATAGGTTATCAAGAAATCTGGAACATAAATGGTTTGTTTGCCTGTGAGCGGATGTCTGTAAGGTATTTGTATGGCTTCACTGGCCCACTGTAGCACATTGGTATTTGTGTCACAAAATCGCATGAAGCTGAGTTCCCACCCTGAACGATATCTAGGCTGCTTGGTGCCTACGTACTTGTCAGTATTTTGTATTTGGTAAAAACCTTGTGCCCATTTGGTCATTGTAATACTGCTCTGGCTGCATTGACATTAGGCGATACTGCTGCACCAACACCCAACAAGGTAGCGCGACTGCGAATAAGATTAAGGTAATAAGCCAGTGTAACTGTCAAATGTATGCCAGTTGCGCCTTGAAATGCCTGCAACAGTGTCAGTGCAGATGTACTGGTTTCTTGTGCAACTCTAAACAGTGCGCTGGAAAAATTACTGGCTGCGCGATCCGTGGTCATTGTACTGCGAAAATACGAATACACCACGTCCCATTCACTAGAAGGTATACTGGCTTCGTATTTGTAAAAACGATCAAACACTCTGATAGTGAGATCTTGATTGAGATTGGTTTGATTAACAGTTGACATAAAATTATTCAGTTATCAAATACCTGGTGGTTGTACACCCGAAGACGCTGCTTGTGATGCTCCTGCACCTGTAGTTGGAAAAGACCAACCACCATTGGTGTTAGCAACAGCTCTTACGGCTCCTGGTATAGCCGCCTGTGCTGCCAGCACTGCACCACGCTTTACTTCGTTGGAAAGTGTTTGTCCAATGTTGACATTTTTCAAGGTATTGTAGGCTGTGCCTGCTTTTTGTGTTGCACCTATCAGTCCCAATACAGATCCTGACTGCAAGTCTTGAAATATGCCGCCGGCTGCATCCAGGAGACCACCTTGGCCGAGAATGGTCTGAGTTGACCCTGGTCGAGAAATAGGACTAGTCTTGGTGTCGTAGTGTGTAGGATCTGCAAATCCTGGTGCTTGTTTGTTAGGAGCACCTTGAAAATATTTTACAGTTTCGTAGGCAATGGTCATTGAATTCTGCATGGTACCATTGCCTTGACTGTAGTCATAGGTATCATGACTCCAATTGGTAATCAACGGATTGATCAATACATATTCTGCGTATTTCTGTTGGTAATCAAATCCAAAAATTCTAATGTCTTTAAAGAATGGAGGTTTGCCTGATCCACCTGCCACACCGTCGCTAATGGCTTCGCCAATATAGCCCCAGTCATTGACCACACGATCGTTATTGTAAATATCGCGGCTGTTGTAGCCAAAACCAGTAGTACGATTGCCTTGGGCACCAATACTGCCGTTGGTGTTGTTTGCTGCGCCATACTGCTGAGTAGGATCTTTATAGTAGTAACTGTAGTAGTTGTACCACAGGTTACGCATCAAATCTCCACCGTCATCATGAAATGTGATGTTGATAGGCTCATAGTTGATCTTGGTTTGTACAATGCGTTTGCGATTGTACTGATTGAGTGTTTCCGTTTGAATAGCATACTTGGGCAGGTCAACAGTTTTTACCACGTAACTGATATTGTTGACATCAGTTACTCCCAGTGCTCCGCGCAGTGATGGAATTTCTGCGGTGTTGATAGAAAAAGCCACGTGGAATAAAAACTTAAAACGTGGCTTTAATTCATATCCATTGGTTCTAAATACTTTGGCTGCGTGAGTGTAATCACGCAGTGTATCAGTACCAAAAAACCCTTTAAGAAAGTCCTGTCCCCAGGTAGCTGGCATTAGACGCTCCCGCCACCAGCACCTGTTACAACGTCGCCTAGAGTTCTTGCAAGACCGGTAGCAACACCAACACCATAAGGAATCTGATTGGCATTATCAAACGCAATGGTCATGTTGATTGTTACAGGCGCTGACTCACCATAGTTCATGGCACCATAATCAGCGCTCTTGAGATAACAACCATACAATTCCCAGGTTTCTAGCACGTTAGGCTGTTCAGCTCCGTTGCCGCCGTCTAGTATTTCGAAACGAGTCAAAAACTTGTAATCGATACCAGAACTTGCCGAAGCCATTTCCAAGAAGTCCATTTGCTTTTGTATCTGCTCGCCAACCAACCGGCTGACTTGTCCTGAAGCATCGTCACGAATTTCGCAAGTGGTATCTGCCCAAGTGTGCTTGCCTGCCAACTTCAGTGTTGAGTTGTAGATAGGCAATGTGATTTCTTCAAAGCTCAAGTTGGGACGAGCAAAGCTCATCACTTGTTTGGTTAATTCTGTACGAGGAGTTGTCACTCCAAAATTTTCAAACATCACGCGGAAGCGATATTTGAGTTTGGGCATCAGCAGACCTTGAGTGCTTGCACTTTGATCGCTGGCCAACGGTACTGTCATTCTCTGTAATGATGAAACTGCCATTTTTATATCTCCTATGTCTTTATTTACCTTAACTGGGGGGTTAAAAATTAACCCCCCAGTTTATTAGGCTGCTGCTCCAGAGATCTCACCGGTGTTCTTGATACGCAATGGAATGTATATAAACTCCACTGCTTTCACTGGTTCGATGGCAACGTCTACCCACAGCTCGTTACGATCAATACGTGCAGGTGTGTTGTTGCTCAAATCACACACTACCAAGTAGTCATAAATTGCTCGCTTAGAAATCAAGTCAATCATCAAACTGTTAACAGTGTTACTGATCTCGTTACGAGTGATTTCATCGTTGGGTTCAAACAAGTACAACTTGCCAATCTCTTCCAAACGTCCACGCAAGAACGCAACCAGTCGTGACACGTTGATACGATCCAGTGCACTAGTAATACTGGTTGTGGTCTTGTTACCAAAGTTGGTAATACCCACACCTGGAATAAATGTAATTGGGTTGATGTCGTTTTCGTACAGCACATCTCTAATACCTTGTCCCACGTTGATCTGCTGGAATTCACCAGTGGCAGAATCAATATAACCAATTGCTGTGGCGTTGTCAACTACGCCTCGACGTGTACCAGCTGGAGCCAACCATGGATAGCTCACACTATCACTGCGGATGATGGTTCTCATCATCATGTGGCTTGGTGCTGTGACCACTTGGTTGCCCGACAAGTCTGTGGTTTGGCAACTTGGATAGAACGTGGCCATGTACTGGCTAGCAGAAACTAAACCATCTTCTGTTGGCAAACCTAGACCATTGTTATTGGTAGCCCATGCAGCAAGATCTGTTCCTGTAGATGGCAGACGCATTGGTGTGTCGCCTACCACAAACAAGGTGTTGTTACGCTCGTTGCTGAGTGCAATCATGTTAGGCATCAGTTCTGGATAAGCAGGTGTAGCAATCAAGCTGTACAAGCTTTGTTCTTCACGTGCGGCGCTGCTGGTGTCAATGCCACTCTTCAGTGCTTCAACAACCATTTGGCGTTGAGCTTGACGTCCTGACCACATTGACCCGTTGTCTTTGTTGCCGCTGGCAGTTACCCAGGTGTTGGTATCAATCACAGACCAATAGGTTGTATTGGTAGGTAAGGTTCCCACACTTGGAGGTGCAAGCTTGCACACATAGATGATGCCGTTGTAGACCACAAAGTTATTGTAGACATACGCTGTTGTTGCAGAATAAGCGTCAACACTGTAGCTGGTGCTTTCAGTATTAAAATAGTCTAATGCAAAACGCTTGATGTTGTAGCCACTGCGACGAGTGTTGAACAACAACATACCTTGGGGGTATAGATCAGGATTCGGAGCATCAAGATCCAAATAGTTTGCACCAGTTCCAGTGTTCAATGATACAATAGTTGGAATAGGATCAGCTATGGGATCCGCAGTGCCTGTTGAGCTCCAACGTGCATCAGCAAACAAGATACCATTTTCGCTAACCTGATCAGATGTGTCAACTGCTACCCACTGATTCACTCCATTCAGTGGTTCCCAACGATACAGCTTAGGATAATTTTCCAAGTCGCTGGTATCAATCCACAAATCGCCAAGTTGCAATGGACTTGTGTTGGCATCTGTCTGTGTGGTTGGTGCTGTGGCAGCAATAATAGGACCTGCAGCGTTGGTCAAGTTGAGGTTAAAACCGCGAACATCGTTAGTAACGTTTCGATATCCTGTCCAGGCACTGTTGTTCTGAATCATGATATCAGCTTCGCTTACAGTGCTGTAGTACCACAAGCGTCCATTTGCTGGATCTTGATCTGGTTCTGTGGTGCTGGCAGTGTATGTAAACAGTGGATTAGCTACCCAGTTAGATAATACCAATGTACTAGCAACTCTACCCGATGCTCGACACAGTGGGGTACTTGCAGTAAAACCGGCCAACGCAACTGGTGTTCCAGAAACGTCAGTTAGACTAATTGTTCCGCCCTGGGAATGGGTAAACACAATATATCCATCACTGTTGATAGACGCACTTGTGTAAGGCGCATTAGCCGCACTGACCGCGGTGACAAAATCTGTAGGTGTTGTTCCAGCTAATGTTACAAGGTACGGACCGGCAAATGCGTTTGATCCTGCTTCGGTTACTCTGATCTGGAAACTGTTGCCGATACTAAAAACTGCATCGTTGATGCTGGATGTGACTACTGTGGCTCCTAGTGCATATCGTTTGAATATGGTAAAGGCAGCTGATATTATACCACCAGTATTGATCTGATTATTATTCCATTGAATGTAAGTTGTACCAACAGGAATATTTTTTCCACCGCCTGCTGGGTCAAATCCATAAGTTGATGTTGCGTTACTTTCATATGCTGGAGTTGTTTGTGCAACAAACGATCCCAGTGCAGCATTGTACACCCGCATAACAATGTTTAATCCATTGTTTGCTGGGCTCATGTTATTCCAGATAGAACCAGTAGGGCGTGGGCTTGTATCTGTGCTTCTCCAACGGGGAGCCTGATAGCTGTATGCAGGCAAATAAGTTGGTGCTGCATATTCACCAGTTAGAAGTCCAAGGCTAGCCAACAATACAGATCCGCTGTTAGGACCTATGTCAATGGTAATCAAACCATTGTTGCTCAGTGTTGAACCATCGTTGGCCGCAGTAGAATCTGCATATATAACCAACTTACCGCTGATGACGCCAGCTGAGACCCCAGTGATATTGGTGTCGTTGATGGCCTGTGCATATCCAGCCACTGTGGCTGCGGTTCCATTGAATCCCACAGCAACCAAACTGTCGTTGATAAAAAGGTCATAGCCGTTGACCAAAGAAGTTGGAGTACCTGTACCAGTTACTGTGGGCCAACTGTCTTTCCAGGCATTGGTTCCCAACTGAACCCATTGGTTGCTAGCATTTTTGTAATAGATTGGAATATTAACAGCCTGTTCAACTACTGCGTAGTCACCAATGCTGCCAATGCTTTGCAATGGGGCATAGTTACCACTGCCTGCGTTGACTACGCTGGTGTCTTCGGTAATTATCAGTGGTGTTTTTACTGTAAATGTTGCAGTGGTTTGATTCCATTCCTGGATACCCCATACACTGTTTGCTGCATCTAGCCAGTAGCTGCCAGATTCTGCATTACCAGTAGGACGAGTCAAACTAGCAGTAAGTTCTGCCAAGTCTACGTCCACACGTTGAACATACGCACGATTGGTAATGCCCAACGAACTATATGCAGCAAGCAAACCGTATTCGTTGAGTTCGTAACCGTTGATAGCTGTGCCAGCAGTGGTCTGATAGAAGAATGGTACGCCAAAAGTGGCAGCCAAATCGCGCTGACTGGTGATGAGATATGTTTTGTTAGCATTTGCTGCTAAGGTACCTGGAGCTACACCGATTCCGCTGGCACTGATTTTGTTCTGTGCTGTGGCGATGAGAAAATAAGGTACTGTGTTGACAGCTGAAGGGATATATTGACTTTCGTCAATAACTGTTACTTCTACGCCGGGTGATATTAGAGCCATGGTCTATTCCTTTTCAAGATATCAATATTTATAGATATCCTCCAAAATTGCCGCTCTACGCTGC